CATCCCGGCGAACGAGCAGGCCACCATCCTTGCGATCAAGTCCGCCGATCAGGCACTGCTGGCCGCGTCTGGCCACGGGCAGCGCCACGACGGCCGGGCCTCGCAGCTTCCCGGCGTTCCGGGGTTCGTCAAGTCCGCCGCCTCGAGCGGCTCTCAAACCCCCACGGGGAAAGGCTCCACCATGAAGACCGCATACCAGGAGCTCGCCGAGCTCCGCGAACAGCGCACCGTGAAGACGGCGCGCATGGGTGAACTGCAGGACGGCGCGAAGACCGCCGAACGCCGCATGACCCAGGAAGAGGCCGACGAGTTCGACGGCCTGCTCACCGAGGTCGACCAGCTGGACGACCAGATCCGCGCCAAGTCCCTGGAGGCCCTGAACGGCAGCGCCGCGCGCCCGGTCAACGGCGACAACAGCAGGTCCGGCAGCGAGTCGCGCGGCCCGATGGGCTTCGTGCGCAAGACCGACCCGGAGGACAAGTTCAAGGGGCAGTCCTTCATCCGCGGCGCGATCGCCAAGGCGGCCGCGTTCGTCGCGCTGAAGCAGGGCAGCTACGTCTCGCCGGTCGACATCGCCATGCACCGCTGGGGCAAGACCCACCCGAACCTGATCAACTGGATCAAGGCGGGCGTCGCCGGCGCCGGCACCGGCTCCGGCGAATGGGGCGCGGAGCTGGCGCAGTCCGACACGCGCTACACCGGCGACTTCATCGAGTTCCTCTACTCGATGACCGTGTTCGACCGCCTGCCGCTGCGCTCGGTGCCGGCGCGCGTGCACATCAAGGGCCAGGACGGCGCGGCCACCGGCTACTGGGTCGGCGAGTCGAAGGCGATCCCGGTGTCGAAGGCCGACGCTTCGGACGTCGAGCTGACGCCGCTGAAGGTCGGCGCGATCGCGGTCAGCTCCAAGGAGCTGATCATGGACTCGCAGCCGTCTGCCGAGCAGTGGATCCGCGACTGCATCGCCGAGGCCAGCGCGCAGCGCGTGGACACCACGTTCCTGGGAACCGCGGCGGCTTCCGCCGGCGTCTCCCCGGCCGGTATCCTGAACGGCCTCACCCCGCTGGCGCCGTCCGGTGCCGACGCGGCGGCCGTGCGCAACGACCTGATGGCGCTGTACCAGCCGTTCCTCACGGCCAAGAACGCCAGCGGCCTGGTGCAGATCATGACGCCGTCGCTGGCCAAGGCGCTGTCGCTCCTGGTCAACGCGCTGGGTCAGACCGAGTTCCCGGGTCTGAACGCCGACGGCGGCCGCCTGCTGGGTGACGTCGTCTACACCGGCGACAACGTGACCGGCGGGCACTGGATCCTGATGAAGCCGTCGGACATCTGGAAGATCGGCGACTCCGGCATCGAGCTGTCGATGACCGACACCGCCACGCTCGAGCAGGACGATGCTCCGTCGGGCGCCACCGACACGCCGGCCGCGGCGACCGCCAACCTGGTGAACCTGTGGCAGTCGGAATCGGTGGGCTTCAAGGTGGTTCGCCGCATCAACTTCCAGAAGCGCCGTTCCGGCGCGGTGGTCTACCTCGACAACGCCGAATACGGCGGCGTCGTGAGCTGATCGCTCCTGCGACCTGAACCAGCCCGGGCAGCGATGCCCGGGCTTTCTCACAGGAGGACCACCGATGTCTGTCCCGATGATCGCCTCGAAGGACTTCCCGTACGCAGGGCGCCGCCTGAAGGCCGGCGACTCGTTCAATGCTCGCGGCGAGAGCGATGCCCGCACGCTCGAGGCCGTGCGCTTCGCGCAGCGCGACAAGCAGGTCCCGCGCGCCATCACCGATCCCGTCCCGGTCGCGCCGGCTCCGAAGCGCGGCCGCGGCTACCGCAAGCAGTCGCTCGAGGCGCAGGCCTCGACCGGCACCGACCTGGATTCATCGCGCCAGGGCGCCAGCGAGGCGCAAGCCTCCGAAGACGGCACCGCGGAGAAGCCCGAGCCTGGCAAGCTCGAAACCGCGCCGGAGGCGGAGGCGCCGCCCACCAGCCGTCGCCGCTACCAGCGGCGCGACCTGTCGGGGGCCCCGGAGTGAAGTTCGCGCCGGTCCTGCGCAGGGGGCTGACGGCGGTCCTGCAGAAGGCCGGCATGCTCTCGCAAGTCCCGACCCGCGGTCGCGGTGTCGGCTTCTCCTGGTTCGGAGACGGCCCGGACAACTTCCAGCGCGACGTCGAGGTGGTGCACGACAAGGTGCTCGCGCATCCGACCGTCTACGCGTGCATCACGCTGATCGCCAGCGACGTCGCCAAAGTCGGGCTCGAGCTCCGCGAGCGCGAAGACGACAACGAGGGCGCCTACTGGGAGGTGACCTCGAACCCGGCCTACTCGCCGGTGCTGCGCAAGCCGAACCACTACCAGACCCGGCAGCAGTTCATCGAGACCTGGATGATCTCGAAGCTGCAGCGCGGCAATGCCTACGTGCTGAAGGTGCGTGACGCGCGCCGCGTGGTGGTGAAGCTGTACGTGCTGGACCCGACGCGCGTGCAACCCCTGGTCGCTCCGGACGGCTCGGTGTTCTACCAGCTGAACAGCGACGACCTGTCGGGGCTGCCGATCGACCTGCCCGCGGTGCCGGCCAGCGAGATCATCCATGACCGGATGGAGGCGCTGTTCCACCCGCTGGTCGGCGTCTCTCCCATCTTCGCGTGCGGTGTCGCTGCGACCCTGGGCCTCAAGATCGATTCCTCCGCGGCCAAGTTCTTCCAGAACATGGCGCGGCCGAGCGGCGTGCTGACCGCGCCGGCGGCGATCTCCGACGAGGTCGCGGCGCGCCTGAAGCGCGAGTGGGAGTCGAACTACTCCGCCGGCAACATCGGCAAGGTCGCGGTGCTCGGCGACAGCCTGAAGTTCGAGGGCATGGCGATGAACGCGGTCGACGCGCAGCAGGCCGAGCAGCTGAAGCTGTCGGACGAGCGCATCTGCACGTCGTTCCACGTGCCCGGGTTCATGGTCGGAGTGGGCGCTCTGCCCAGCTTCGACAACGTGCAGGCGCTCTGGCAGCAGTACTACAACCAATGCCTCCAGAAGCACTTCGAGTCGATCGAGGCCGTGCTGGACGAGGGTCTGGGCCTGGACCCGATGAAGTTCCGCACCGAGTTCTGCCTGGACGACCTGCTGCGCATGGACTCCAAGAACCTGGCCGAGGTCGAAGGTCTGAAGGTGCAGCGCGGCATCGCGTCGCCCAACGAGGCGCGCGCGAAGTTCAACCTGGCGCCGGTCGACGGCGGCGAGTCGCCGATGGTGCAGCAGCAGAACTTCTCGCTCGCCGCGCTGGCCAAGCGGGACGCGCGCGACGATCCGTTCGCCACCGGCGCTGCGCCGGCTCCTGCGCCTGCTCCCGCTCCGGCACCGAACGCCGGCGAGGATCCCGAGGACGATCCCGCCAGCATGGAGGATGTCCAGCGCGCGGTCGACGCCGGTGTGGGGCGCGTGATCGACTCGCTCAAGTCCGACGCGGAGGCCTCGCGCGCCGAGGTTCAGCGCATCGTGACCGAGGCGGTGGCAGCGCTCGAGCAGCGCGCGCAAGCCGAAGCCGCCCATCAGAAGCAGGTCGACACGGAGGCTGCAGCGCGCCTGCTGCAGTTCGGCGATGCCCTCACCCGACGAATCGCTCGAGCAACCTCCGAAGCCTAAGCGCGCCGCTCTCCGCGGCCGCGACGGGCGCGATGGGCGTGACGGCAAGGACGGCGCCGAAGGTGCGCCTGGCCGCGACGGCAAGGACGGAGCTCCCGGCCCGGCCGGTGCGGATGGCCTGCCGGGAGCTCCAGGCCGTGACGGCGCGCGCGGCGAGCCGGGACCTCGAGGGCTCGCCGGTGCACCTGGCCCCGCGGGCAAGGCCGGCGAGCGTGGCCCCCGCGGCGAGCCGGGGCCGCCTGGCGAGCGCGGGCCGGCCGGACCAATGCCGAAGCACCGCTGGCGCGGCACCGAGCTGCAGTTCGAACGTCCGGACGGCGACTGGGGCGAGGCGGTCGACCTGAAAGGCGAGCCGGGGCGTGACGGCATCGGCGGCATCGTGCAGACTTCGACCGGCGGCACCGGAACCGGCACCGGCAACAGCTACTTCCCCTCCGGCTGGTGAGCGATCCGCCCTCCAGCCTCACCCACCCGAAAGGACAATCATGCCCATCACCCAGGCCCAGAAATCCAGCCTCGAGGCGCTCGCCTCGAGCCTCGAGTCGCAGGTTGCGGCCATCGTGGTCGATCCCGACGTTCCGACCGGCCCCACCCAGGAGCAGCTGGACGAGGCGCTGGCCCAGCGCGACGCAGCCCTGGCGCAGGTCCTGGACCTGCAGCAGAAGATCGACACCGCGAAGGCCCAGCTGCGCGCCGCCGCGGAAGCGGACGCGATCGAGGACGCCGGCCGGGCCGGTGCTCTGGCTTCGCTGGGGGGCTGACCATGCCGATCAACGCTGCCCAGAAGGCCCAGCTCGCCGCCGCGATCGCCCAGGTGCGCACGCTGCTCTCCGAGATCCAGCCGGACGCCGAAGCTCCGGCCCCGGCTCCTGCCCCCGCGCCGGCGCCGACGCCGGCCCCTGCGCCGGCTCCGGCTCCCAGCCCTGCCCCAACCCCCAGCCCCGCTCCTGCGCCGGCTCCCAGCCCCGCTCCTGCGCCGGCTCCCAGCCCCGCTCCTGCGCCTGCACCGGCCCCGACGCCGGCTCCCGCGCCGGCGCCGGTCCCGCCTGTCGACACGCAGGCACTGCTGGCCACGCTCGAGAACTTCGCGCACATCGCGGCGCGTGACTGGTCCTATGGCGGGCACTCGGTGGCGCTGAACGTTGGGGCTCCGCCGGGACTGCCGGATGGAACGCCGGCCGGCTCGAACCCGTTCAACTCCAATTTCGGCTACTGGGCGCTCACCGACACGACCTACGAGCCGTTCCTGTTCGACCGCGCCGAGGCGTTCCGACTGCTGTTCGCCATGACCTCGAACAGCCGCTGGCAGGAGGAGGCGATCGCGCTGCTCGACTACTACGAGTCGCGGCTCTCTCCGGCCGGCATCTTCCTGAACAAGGTGGGCGAGGAGGACACGAAGTACAGCTACGTGCACGTGTGGTCGGCCAACGCGGCGAAGAACGACGCGGCCTACGCGGCGGCGCAGCTGGGCTTCCCGGATGTCTTCAATCCGAGCGGCGGGCTCTGGACCGAGCGCGAGCTCTGGGTGCGCCTGAACGCGGCGGTGCAGTACTACCTGCGCACCGGCAACGCCGGCGCCGTGCGCAACGGCCGCCTCATGCTGGATCAGTGGGATGCGGCGTGCGCCGGCCGGAAGGCGCCGCTGGTCACCTACACGCAGCACGAGGGTGGAGGCCCTGGCGGCTCGCAGCCGATGGACCTGGTGACATCGCCGTGGATGTCGGCCCTCTACTTCCAGGCAGCGCGCGCCTTCGCCAGCCTGGTGCCGGAAGTGGCACCGCAGGTGCACCGTCAGGCATCGGACTACTTCGACTACCTCGACACGCCGGGGACGCGAGGCTTCTATCCCGGCAGCGACGCGCACGTGCAGTACGCCGGCCTGGTGTTCCCTGCCTACCTCGCAGGCGGCACGACGATCGGCGATGCTGGACCCGATGCGGGCAACATGAGTCATGCGCTGGATCTTGCAGGCTTCTGCGCCTTCGCGGCGCGTGCGAAGCGGGCCCTGGGCGTGCCGGCTGGCGACGCAGCGACTCGGCTGGCGCAGATGAAGCAGACCGCCGCGGCCTACTTCGAGAACCAGACCCGCGCCGCGATCTGGCTCCCGAAGTACCGCGTCAATCCGCCGCGCTCGTTCAATTGGTGGACGCGCGGCCTGTACGAGCTCTGGGCGCTGGGGGAGTGATCGGTCATGGACCAGAACGAAATCCTCGCGGCGCTGTTCGACATCACGCGTTCGAACGCGCCGCTGGTCGACTTCACCGGAAGCCCGCACGACCCGGGCTACGAGCTGCACGGCGCCGACTTCGGTTTCCAGCGCCGTGCCCTCGCTGCTCTGGCAAGCGCTGGACTGGCAACGGAGGAGGTCTGGGCTGGCAAGACCTTCTACCGGCTGAACGTGGAGGCGCGCGCCGCTCTCGCGGTGCCTTGATCCATGGCTTTCGGCACCGATTCCGACAGCGAATACGCCCGAAGGGGAAGCATCCCTTCGGGCGGTGCCGGCACGCTGTCGGAGGGCGGCTTCTCCGACTGCTTCGTCGGGAAGTGGGTCTACCGCGACTCCGGTGTCGCCACGTACGCAACCACCGCCGAAGGCGCGATCATCCACTTCCAGGCTGGCGCGCGCGAGATGAAGCTCGGCTACGACGGCAACTTCGGTGCTGGAACGGCAGCCGACCCGAGGCTGCAGGTCATCTTCAATTCCGGCGGTGGGACCGGTGCAACGCAGACCTTCACGTCGGCAAATTTCTTGGATGAGTGGGTGTACTACTTCATCTACGAGAATGCGTCGAATGATCAGGTCGCGGGCTATATCCGCCTGGCGGACTTGAACACCGCGGTGACGATCTCGCGCGCGAACGACAACGCTGGAAGCCAGTACATCAACACGCTGACCTTTGCGAACGACGACGCGGGCACCAGCATCGGCGTCGCCGGGCACTACGCGTTCGGGCGTGCGCGGGCTCAGAACAACATCAGCGCCTCCAACGTTCTTGCATGGGCAGCCAGCGATGCCACGGCTTCAGGCGACTGGGGCTTCTGGCCGTGCGCGGACAACACCGATACCGGGGATGACTCCGGCAATGGTCGAGACCTGACCTTTAGCGCGGGCCTGACCAGCGAGAGCAGCCCGACGCTGGCAGCATCGACAATCGTGGCTTCTCTCCTGGCCGGCCTGGTCGGCGGTGGCAGGCTACTGGGCGGAATCTCGAAAGGCTGAGCATGAGCTATCCCGTCTATCAGGTCCCGGCTGGCGATGTCCTGCCGATCATGTTCCACACCTTCGCTGGAGCCACCGGTGCGTCGATCACGATCACCGGCCTGGCCGTGACCGACATCGAGGTCTACAAGGACGGCTCCGCGACGCAGCGTTCCTCCGACGCGGGCTATGCGCTCCTGGACACCGACGGCATCGACTTCGATGGGCTGACCGGCATCCATGGCTTCTCGATCGACACCGGGGACAACACCGACGCGGGCTTCTACTCCGTCGGGGCGTGGTTTCACGTCGTCGTCTCCGCGATCACCGTCGACGGGCAGACCGTCAGCTTCGTGGCCGCGGCCTTCCGCCTGATGGCAGCTGAGGGCGTCGCCGGCGTGCCGGACGTCAACGTCACGCACCTGGCGGACACCGCTCAGTCTCCCGGGGATATCTTCGGCGACTCGAGCGATGCGCTCCCCTCGCTGCCGACGCTTGCTTCCTACCTGGACACCGAGATCGCCGCGATCAAGGCCAAGACGGACCTGCTGCCCAGCGCGGCAGCAGGCGCTTCTGGCGGCCTGCTGATCAACGGCTCGAACACCGGAGCAGTCACCTTCGACTCCGGCGTGACCATCTCGAACGCGGGCGGCAATGCGCTGACGCTCACGAGCTCGGGCGGCAACGGCAACGGCCTGCAGGCCACGGGCAACGGTTCCGGCGACGGCATCCATGCCCAGGCCGGCGCCACCGGTCGCGGCGTGCACTGCCAAGGCGGGGCGACCAGCGGGGCCGGTTTCAACGCCAGCGGCGTGGCGGGCAACTCCAACGGCATCACCGCGAACGGCTTCGGCTCAGGCTCCGGCATCCGCGCGAGCGGCGGCGCGACCGGCGCTGGCCTGTACGCGCAGGGCGGTGCGACCAGCGGCCCTGGCGTGCTCGCGGAGGGTCAGGCTGGCAATGCCGACGGCATGTCCTGCGTGGCGAATGGCAGCGGCACCGACCTCGCGGCGGACAACCTGGCGACCTCCGCTCAGGCGACTGCGATCCAGGCCACCACGGACAAGCTGGACGACATGCTGGTGCTCAGCAGCGACGGCTGGATCTACACGGTCGCGGCGCTGCAGGACGCACCCGGCGGTGGCACGGGCCTCGACGCGGCGGGGGTGCGCGCGGCGATCGGTCTGGCTTCCGCGAACCTCGACGCGCAGCTGGATGCTCTCCCGACCGCTGCCGAGAACGCTACCGCGGTGTGGGGCGCCGGCGCGCGCACCCTGACGGCGATCGATGAAGACGCCACCACGCTGGACCTGGACGCGACGATCCGCGCAGCCGTCGGCCTGGCTGCAGCCAACCTGGACACGCAGCTCGACGCACTGCCCACCGCAGCGGAAAACGCCACCGCCGTGATGGCGTCGACCATCGAGGGCACCTTCGACCTCACCGAGTCGGCGCGGCTCTGGAACGCGGCGCTTGCCGGCAAGGCATCGGGGCTCGCTGGCACGGCCGCGACCTTCCGCGACCTGGCCGACACGAAGGATCGAATCGTGGCCACCGTGGACGCGGACGGCAACCGCACCGCGGTGACCCGCGATGTGACCTGAGCTCGAGCGCATGTTCGGCCACCGCTACTTCGGCGCGCGCTACTTCGGTGGCCGGTTCTTCGGCGATGGCGGTGTCGCCGGCTCCGGCGCATCCGCGGCCGAGATCTGGGCCTACGTGCTCTCGAACGGCAAGAGTGCTGGCCAGACGCTGGTCGAGACGCTCTCCGGCATCGAGACGCTGCTCGCGCGCAACTGCCTGGATGAGCAAGTGCAGGGCGCATACACTGCGGCAGACGCGTTGCGCATCCTGCTCGCGGTTGCCGCCGGGAAGACCACGATCAACGCGCTCGGTGGTGGCGCCGCGATCGTGGAGTTCCAGGCGGTGGACGACAGCGGCGTGGTCGTCTCCGCGACCATGGACGGGAGCGAGCGCACCGCCGTGACGCTGACGCCGACGGAATCGACGTAAGGACCACGCGATGAGCGATCTCGAAAAGCTAGCCGAGCAAGTCTTCGCAGCCCTCCAGCAGTACGTCGACAAGCGCCTCGCGCCGATCGACACCTCTGTCAAGGCGCTGGGCGACCAGATCAAGGCGATCCCGGCCGGGCCGAAGGGCGACAAGGGTGATCCTGGCGAACGCGGCGAGGCCGGACCTGCAGGTGCGGCCGGGAAGGATGGCGCGCCCGGTTCCCAAGGCCCCGAGGGGCCTCAAGGCCCGGCCGGCAAGGACGGCGCGCCGGGCCCGCGTGGTGAAGTCGGCCCGGCCGGGCCGGCCGGCAAGGACGGTGCTCCGGGGATCAACGGCAAGGACGGCGCACCCGGTCCGGCCGGTGAACGCGGGCCGGCCGGCGAGCGCGGCCTGCAAGGCGAGCGCGGCGAGCCTGGTCCTGCCGGCAAGGATGGCGCTCCCGGGGCTCCGGGCGAGCGCGGCGCTCCTGGCGAACGTGGGGAACGCGGCGAGGCCGGCCCTGCCGGCAAGGATGGTGCACCTGGTGCTCCCGGCGAGCGAGGCGCTCCTGGTGAGCGCGGCCTGCAGGGTGAACCGGGCCGCGATGGTCCGCCCGGTCGGGATGGCCGCGATGGCGCGCCCGGGCTGCAGGGCGAGCGCGGCGAGAAAGGGCTCGACGGCTCCGATGGTCGGGATGGCCGCGACGGCAAGGATGGCGCGCCGGGCGCTCCTGGTGAGCGAGGCCCGGTCGGCGAGCGTGGCGATCCGGGCCCGGCCGGCAAGGACGGGGCTGCTGGCATCGCTGGCAAGGACGGGGCCCCTGGCCGCGACGCGATGCAGCTGGACGAGCTCGAGGTTCGACTGCTCGATGACGGGCGGAGCGTGGAGTTCGCGCTCGGCGCCGGCGAGGCTCGCGTCACGCGGACTCTGAAGTTCCCGGTCGTGCTCGACAAGGGTGTCTACCGCAAGGGCTCGCGCTCCGAGAAGGGCGACGGGGTGACCTACGGCGGGCAGTTCTACATCGCGCAGCGCGACACCGACGCGGTGCCGGGCGAGTCTCCGGACTGGCGCCTGGCGGTGAAGCGCGGACGCGACGGCAAGGACGCGCGCGAGCTGGAGGGCAGCCATGGCTGATGTCCGGATCCTGCGTGCGAAGGTCATCACGCACGCCACCGGGCGGCTCCTGTCGCTCGAAAGCTGCCGGAATCACCTGGAGATCGTGCCGATCGATGGCGACTCCGACAACGAGTCGCATCCGGACGACCAGCTGATTCTGGGGCTGCTGGACGCGGCTGTTGCGCATGCCGAGCAGTTCACCGGCCTGTCGCTCCTGGTCCGCACCTGGGAGGCGGCCATGGACGAGTTTCCGGCCGAAGGCTTCGAGCTGCCGCGGCCGCCGTTCATCGAGCTCCTGTCGTTCTCCGCCGTCAACGACTCCGACGGCGAGCTGGACCCGGCCACCTACGTGGTGGACGACTACGGCACGCCGGAGCAGCCGGTGGTTCTGCGCGCCGCCTCGAGCTGGCCGACCGTGACCAAGGCACCGAACACCATCAAGGTGCGGTACCGTGCCGGCTATCAGGCGGAGGAGGATCCGGACTCCGACGCCGCGCCGCTGCCGCGCTCGCTGCGCGCCGCGGTGCTGCTGGTGCTGGGGCACCTGTACGAGAACCGTGAGGACTCGGTGGAGAAGGCGCTGGCCTCGATCCCGAACGGCGCCGAGGCGCTGATGAGGCCGCTTCGCGTGCGTCTGGGGATGGCATGAAGGCCGGCCGGCTCCGGCACTGGCTGACGTTCCAGCGGGACGCTGGCCAGCAGGATTCCGATGGCGCCTGGGAGCCTGCCTGGGTGGATGCGTTTGTCGCGCGCTCGCGCATGCCGTGCGAGGTGGTCTACCTGCAGGGGCGGGAGCTCCTGGCGGCCCAGGCGATGAACAGCAAGGTCACCTGTCGCATCTCGACCCGCTTCCGGCCGGGCTTCGTCGCCGCGCTGCGTGCGGTCGCCGCGGACGGATCCGTCTTCAACATCGAGGCAGTTCTGCCAGACAATGGGACCACGCGCCACACAGTGGTGATGCTCGCTTCCACAGGGATCAATGAAGGCTGACCCACCCGCGCCTCAGTGGCGCGGCCGCACCGTGTTCTGCATCGCCAGTGGTCCATCGCTCACCGCGGAGGACGTCGAGGCAGTGCGCCTGGCCGGGCAACCGACCATCGTCACAAACACCACGTTCCGCCTGGCGCCGTGGGCGGATGCCCTGTTCGGGTTCGACGCGCGCTGGTGGGCGACCAAGGATCCGCGGACCGGGCTGACGCACGCGCAGGAGGTCGATCGAGACTTCCGCGGCAGACGCTTCTGCCGCTCGGCGCTGGGCGTCAACTTCGGGGCCGAGCCGCTCCATGCATCGAGCTGGTTCCGCGGCTCCGGCAACAGCGGGACCTGCGCGATCTCTCTGGCGGTGTCGTCAGGTGCGCGCCGCATCGTGCTGCTCGGATACGACTGCAGCTTCGGTGCGGACGGTCGTCGGCACTGGCACGGCGACCACCCAGGCGGCCTCGGGAACTGCCTCTCGATCGCGCGCTGGCCGCTGCAGTTCACGCGCGTGAAGCGCCAAGCCGACGCGGCGCGGGTGCCGGTCATCAACTGCAGCCGCCGCACCGCGCTCGACATGTTCCCGCGGCTGGCGCTCGAGGACGTCCTGCGCGAGCTCCGGCAGCCGGATCCGACGCGCGATCAGGCGCAGCCCGCAGGGGTGCCGGCGTGAGGTCGATCCGCGGCGGCATGGGCATCGGCGATGCCATCTACCTGGCCGCGGTGGTGCGTCACCTGGTGGCTGGCGGACAGTGCCTCGAGGTATGCACGGCCTGGCCGGAGGTGTTCGCCGCCTACACGGACTTCATCAAGCTCTCGCCGTTCCGCCGCAGCCCGATCGATGTCCTGGCCCACTACTCGCGCCGGCGCAACTGGCGCACGAGGCAGTTCCAGGATGTCTGCATCCAGGCTGGAATCGGCGACGCGGTCGACCTGCGCCTGGACTGGACCGTGACCGACACCGCCCTCACGCAGCGCCTGCTCTCCGACGGCAGGCCGATCGTGTGCCTGCAGCTGCCGCGGGCCCCGATGGGACGCACCGACGGAGTCGGCCTCGAGCTCCTGCCGGACTGCCGGCGGCTGCAGGACATCATCGATCGGCTGGACCGGCGCGCGCTGGTGGTCCAGGTCGGCTCCGGCCGGCCGCTGTTCAAGTTCTCCGGCATCGACGTCGACCTGCGCGACGAGACCACCGTCTCCCAGCTGATCGATGTGGCCAGCGTGTCGTCCGGGATGCTCGGGTACGTGTCGTTCATCGTGCCGCTCGCCGAGGCGCTGCTGAAGCCGGCGCTGCTGGTCTGGTCAAAGCGCGGGCTCCGCTCGAGCACCGGGTTCGTGCGCCAGATCACGCCGGCCAAGATCCTGGAGCGGGCGAGCTCCATGCACGTGGTCGACAACTGTTCGCCGCAGGAGCTCGACGCCGCGGCCGAGAGGTTCTTTCATGCGCTTCGTCTCCCGCGCTGAGGTGGCGCCGGTGTTCGCCGGCAGATCGGTGGCGATCGTCGGCTCCGGGCCCGGCGTGCTCGAGAACCCGGCCGGCCTGGTCGACTCGCACGAGGTGGTCGTCCGGGTCAACAACTACAAGCTCTCGCCGGCGACTGGGCAGCGCACGGACGTCTTCTACTCCTACTTCGGGAACGCCGTGAAGAAGGCGGCCGCCGAGCTGCAGCGCGACGGCGTGCGTCTGTGCATGGCCAAGTGCCCGAACGCGCAGGCGATCGAGTCGCGGTGGCACTCCGAGAACGGGAAGGCTCACGGCGTCGACTTCCGCTGGATCTACGCGAAGCGCGCGGCCTGGTGGTTCTGCGACACCTACGTGCCCGACCTGCCGGAGTTCCTCGAGGGGTTCCGGCTGCTCGGCGAGCATGTGCCGACCACCGGCTTCGCAGCCATCCTGGCGGTGCTCTCGTTCCAGCCGGCATCGCTGTATCTCACGGGGTTCGACTTCTTCTCCAGCGGCGTGCACAACGTCAACGAGAAGTGGCGGCCGGGCGCCGCTGATGATCCAATCGGGCACGTCCCCGAGCTCGAGCGCGCCTGGCTGGCCGCCAACCGCTCGCCATCCATCACCTACGACCGCCGGCTCTCCGGCCTGCTGACCCCATGATCGAATGGACCACCGAGACCGAGAAGCGTATCGGTCGCATGCTGCAGATCATCCTGACCGACCCGCGGCTGTTCGCCATCCACCAGCGCTTCGGAGGCGAGGTCTTCCGGCGCTCGAGCGTGTTCCACGAGCTCAAGCGGTTCCTGGAGCAGTGCGATGTGCGCGGCGACACGTGCTTCGAGATCGGCACCTGGAACGGGATAACCGCAGTGGTGCTCTCGCAGTTCTTCGATCGCGTGGTCAGCGTCGACATCTTCCACAACCCAGTGCGCTTCGAGATCCTCGAGCACCTGGGCATCCGGAACGTCGAGTTCATCGACCTGCGGGACAACCAGCATAAGGCCGCGGTTGCCGACAGCTTGAAGTTCGACTTCGCCTACCTGGACGGCAATCACGCCGCCGACACCGACCTAGACTGGAACCTCACGAAGCGCTGCGGGCGCGTGCTGTTCCAGGAGTGCCTTCCCATGCAGCCACCCGTCCACAACCTGGTTCGCTCGCTGCCGCCGGACGAGGTGGTCTACGGCGGCATCGGCCTGGCTCTCTGGAGAAAACGGCAATGATCTTCGATTACAAGGGCAGGCTCTACCCGGAGTACCTGCGCAATGGCAATGCGTGCCGGTTCATCACTCCCATCGCGCAGCAGTTCTGTGTCGGCGATGGCGTCGACGTCGGGCCCGGCAAGTGGCCGCTCCCCGGGGCGCTGCCGGTGGACGTCGGGCCGGAGTACTCCGCGATGGAGCTGCCGCCGGGGCCGTTCGACTACGTGTTCTCGAGCCACTGCCTCGAGCACCTGCGCGACCCGATCGCAGCGCTCGAGCACTGGCAGTCGCGGCTGAAGCCAGGGGGCGTGCTGTTCCTCTACCTGCCCCATCCGGACATGGAGTACTGGCTGCCGCAGAACTGCCGCAAGCACCTGCACTCGTGGCGGCCCAACGAGGTGCGGCGCATCCTGGTCGACCTCGGGTTCTGGGACGTCCTGGCCAGCGAGCGCGATCTCGCGTGGTCCTTCGCCGTCGTGGCTTTCAACGGCTCGCGCCGGCCGTGGATGTCGCTATGAGCACCATGCATCGCCGAATCGTGGAGGCCTACGGGCCGCACGTCCTGAAGCGCTCGATTCTCAGCATCCGCGAGGGGGCGGGCGTGATGGAGCACTTCATGGCCGGCCGCGGCATCCGCACCGCGCTGGAGATCGGCACCTACCGCGGAGTGGGCGCTGCCGAGATCTCGCAGTTCGCCGATCGCGTGATCACCATCGACCTTGTGCACGGCCGGATGGAGCAGCTGGGCGAGAAGTGGGACCGGCAGGCGTTCTGGCGCTCCCTGGGCATCGACAACATCGAGCTCCGGCTGGTGCGCGACGACGCAGAGAAAGCCGAACTGATCCGCTCGCTGGAGTTCGACTTCGCCTTCGTGGACGGGGCGCACGACCAGCGCGTGCGCGACGACTTCGAGCTGGTGAAGCGCTGCGGGCGCGTGCTCTTTCACGACGTCGACAGCCGCGGCAAGCCCGAGCTCGACCACGTCTACAACTTCGTCATGTCGCTGCCGCGGCACGAGCTCGAGCAGCGGGATATCTTCGCGCTATGGACCGATTCATCGCGGCGTTCCCTGCCGTAGCCGACGGCGATCTCATGCTCTGTCCGGAGCATGGCGTGGCCTACCAGCGCGACCAGACGCATCTGGTGGACTACGGCGAGGACTACTTCGAGAAGTGCCGCGGCTACGAGGGGCAGTCGATCGCGGAGAAGATCAACGCCGGGCGAGTCGCTCTCGTGGCGCGGCACTTCGGGCCCGGCCGGGTGTGCGACGTCGGGGTTGGCTCTGGCGAGTTCATCAAGCGCCGGCCGTACACGTTCGGCGTCGACGTCAACCCGGCGGCGATCGCCTGGCTGAAGGAGGCCGGCCGGTGGGCCAGCGACCTTGACTCGTTCGGCGCGTTCACCTTCTGGGATGTGCTCGAGCACGTGCCGGAGCCGGAGTCCTACCTGCGGCATGCCTACCTGCACGCGTTCGTGTTCCTGTCGATGCCGATCATGGCGTCGCTGGACCGCATCCGCGAGTCCAGGCACTACCGGCCCGGCGAGCACCTGTACTACTGGACCGAGTCCGGGCTGATCGAATGGATGGCCTGGCACGGCTTCCGGTGCCTGGAGGTGGCAAACTTCGAGACTGAGGCCGGGCGTGAGAACATCCGCTCGTTCGCTTTCAGGAGGTTTGCATGGCCGAGCTCTCCGGCACCGTCTCTCTCCGCGGCCTAGACGGGGTCCTGCGGACGCTCAATGAGCTGCCGCCGGAGGTGGTGAGCAAGGCCGGTGGCCCGGTCAAGCTGGCGCTCAAGCGGGGCGCGCTGGTGCTGTTGCGCGAGGCGGCCCTCAATCTGGCCCGTGCCACCGACAACCTCTCGACCGATGACCAGGAGAACACCGGGCTCCTGCTGTCCGCCCTGGTGGCCACGCGCGGCAAGGCCCCGACAGGTGGCAATGGCGAACGCTACCTGGTGCGGGTCAAGCGCCTGTCCTACCAGCGGCCAGGACCTGCGACCACCACGCTGCAGACCGCCAACCTGCTGGAGTACGGTTCCGAGAAGCAGCCGGCGGAACCCTGGCTCCGGCCGGCCTTCGCAGCCAAGGCTGTCATCGCCATCCAGACGGTCGAGTCCGAGCTGATCCGAGCCGTCGACCGTGTCGTCACCAAGCTGGCACGCCAGAACGGAGCTCGCTGATGTTTCCACCCATCTTCACCACCCTGCAGGCTTCGGCCCAGGTGCGCGCCATCTTCGGGCCCGGGCCGCGGGTCTTCAGGCACGGCGAGGCGCCGCAGCTCCCTCCGCCCAAGGCTGGCGGCAACGTGCCCCAGGTCAAGCCGTACGCGACCTGGCTGCTCGTGTCCGGCGTGCCGGAGAACAACCTCTCGAGCACCCCGAGCCATGACCGGCAGGGCGTGCAGATCGATGTCTGGGCCCGCGGCGACGCTGAGTGCGTCACCGCGGCGCAGGCGGTGCGCGACCAGATGGAGACCGTGACCCACATGACCGCCTTGCGTGGACTGACCCGGGACGTAGATACTCGCCTCTACCGGATCAGCATGGACTTCGACTTCTGGCTGGCGCGCGAGGCGTGACCGGCTCCGGCTTCCAGATCCCCATCTGCCCGTCGTCGCACGGGCCCAACCTCGAAAGGCCTGCATCATGACCGTCGGCACCGTTCGCACCCAGGGCACGGAGGTCTACTTCGTGGACAACACCCGCACTTCGTCGCAACCCGACCTGATCAAGCTGGCGTGCCCCACCGGCGTCCAGGGTCTGGGCGGCGCGAAGGACCAGATCGAGACGACCTGCCTCGACACCGTCGGCGACAAGGAGTTCGCCGGCGGCCTCGGCAATCCGGGCGTCGTCACCATCCCCTTCAACCTGATCCCGCGGGACTTCTCGCATCAGGTCCTGTTCGAGTTCAAGCGCACCGGCGAGGTGCTGCAGTGGCTGGCCGCGCTCTCCGAGGGCACCGAGCAGCCGACCGTCGACTCCGACGGCCTGATCACCGCCCCCAGCGGCCGGTCGTCGTTCGGCTTCGAGGGCTACATCGCGGACGTCAACATCGACGTGGCGACCAACGAGATCGTGCGCGGGACGCTGAGCGTGCAGCGCTCCGGCAACGTGGTCTTCAATCCGTACATCCCGGCCTGATCATGGACGAGTCCTGGTTCATTCCTCCCGAGCTGGAGGAGAAGAAGGTTCGCCTGGGTGACGGCTCCGAGCACGTGCTGCACTTCCGGCACCTGCCGAACACTGATTTCGAGGCCTATGCCATGCAGGTCAACTCCGCGGATCCGGAGGTGGCCGGTGCCGCCGCGGCGCGCCTGCTGGCCAAGGGTCTGTGCGACGCCAAGGGCAAGCCGGCGCTGCCGTACGACCGCGTGGTGATGCTGAAGCGCCCTGTGTTCCGCGCCATGTTCGCGGCTCTGCTCGAGGTCAACACCTACGGCGAGGCGAAGGTGGCCGAGGTGGGAAAAGGCTCGGGGCCAGGGGCGAGCGCTGGTTCTGGCACACGCTCGCGCTCGCGCTCGGCGGGCGGACGGTCCAAGAGCTGAAGGGGGCGATGTCGCGCCAGGAGTTCATGGCCTGGCGCGAGTATCACCGGCTGTTCCCGTTCGATGACCTGCACCGCTACCACCGGCCGGCGGCGCTGATCTCGCACGCAGCGGCAGGTGGCGGCGACGCGCAGGTGCTCCGGCAGCGGCTCTCGTGGCTACAGCCGGACCCCAGCGACGGCGACGGCGCATACACTGAGGCCGACCTGGCGACGTTCGCTGCGTTCGGCGTGAAGCCACCGGGCAGGGGGTAAGGCATGGCAGCTGGTTCGATCATCATCGACCTCCTGATGCGCACCGGCAGCTTCGTGACCGACACGAAGCGGGCCGCCAAGCAGCTGAAGGACTTTCAGAAGGACGTTGCCTCGACCGCTTCGTCGCTCAAGACGCAGCTGGTCGGCGCGCTGGCCACTGCCGGCATCGCCCTGTCCTTCGATTCCCTGGTCCAGGGGGCGGCGAAGTTCAAGGACCTGGAGGAGGAGATCGGCGCTTCTGCCGAAAGCATCGCCTCGCTCTCCGTCGCCGCTGCGACCGCCGGCGTCGACATCGACGCGATCGCGGCCGCCTCGCTCAAGCTCACCAAGAACCTGTCGGGGGTGGATGACGAGTCCAAGGCCGCCGGCGCCGCGCTGACTGCCCTGGGCATCCCGATCGAGGAGTTCAAGCGCCTGGACCCGGTCCAGCGCATCGACGCGCTCTCCAAGGCGTTCGCCGGCTTCGCCGATGGGCCCGAGAAGGCCTCGGTTGCGATCGCGCTGTTCGGCAAGTCCGGGGCCGAGCAGCTGAAGGTCTTCAAAGCGCTGGAGGAGCAAGGCGGCCGGCAGGTCATCCTCACGCAGGAGCAGATCGAGCTCGCGGATGCGTTCGCCGATCGGCAGGCCCGGCTGACTGCCACGTTCAAGGCCTACTCGCAGGTGGCCGCCACCGATGTCCTGCCGGCGCTGAACGACCTCACGGCCGTGACGGCGGAGATCTACCGCGAGCTGGTCGGCGTCGACGCCGCCGGCAAGAAGCTGGCCGGCGACAGCCCGGTCGCGCAGTTCGCCGCGTCCGCAGCGGATGCGCTGGCGTTCCTCGCTGACTCTGCGCAGGGCGTCTTCCGTCTCGTGACTTCGATCGGCACCGCGTTCGGTGCCAATGCGGCCATCGTCAGCGCGGTGCTTGACGGCGAGTTCGGCATGGCCCGGCGCATCGCCGAGGAGGCACGGGAGGACATTTCCAACATCCTGTCGGCGGAGCTGTTCTCCCAGCGGCTGGCACGGCTCCGCGCTGCTGCTGCTGCCGCGGCAGCCGGCGACCCGAACCAGACGGGCGCTGAAAGTGCGCGCCTCGCGCGCCGGCCGCAGCTGCAGTTCGACGGCGCGGTGAAGAAGCCGAAGGGCGCCACCACCCAGAGCGAGGCGGAGAAGTTCCTCGAGACGCTGCAGAAGCAGGGCGAGGCGACTCTGCAGCTGACGACCTACGAGAAGGCGCTGCTCGAGATCCAGTCCGGCCGATTGAAGGGGCTCACGCCGGAGCTGAAGAAGGCGATCCTCGCGCAGGCGCAGTTCAACGACCTGAACAAGCAGGCGATCGAGGCCCGCGACGCGGAGGTGGCGGTGAACACCGCGCGCGCCAAGGCGCAGCTGGACAACGTGGACGCGCTGGTCAAGGGCAACAAGGAGCTCCGCGAGGAAATCGCCTTGATCGGCCTGGACGAGCTCGGCATCGTGGGCGTGGAACGCGCGCGCGTCAGCTCCCTTCGCGCGCTGAAGGAGGAGGAGCTGGCCAGGCGCGTCGCCAACGGTGCCGCCGACGAAACCCTGCAGGTGCTCGAGGCGGAGATCGCCGCGCTGCGCGAGCGCGAGGACCTGCTGGGGCAGAAGATCGGCCGATCGATCGAGCAGCGCAACATCGAAGCCACCGACAAGGCAGCTGCGAAGACCCGCGACACGCTCGGCGACTCAATCGAGCAGGGAATCCTGGAGGGCTACCGCCGCGGGTCGTCGCTCACCGACATTTTCCTGAACGAGCTCAAGGCGCAATTCGCCAAGACCGTGCTCCGCCCCCTGATCCAGCCGGTGGCAGACGCGGGGAACGAGCTGATCGGGCAGCTGGTGGGTGCCGCGTTCGGCCTCGTCAGCGGCGGCTCTGGTGTCGGCATCACCGCCGGCGACTCGCCCGACTCATCCACCGGCGAGACCATCCGCGGCCGGCGCGCGGGAGGTGGCGACGCGCACCGCAACGTCGGAGGCGCGCTGCTGGTTGGCGAGGATGGGCCGGAGCTGTTCAAGCCTTCGACCTCGGGTCGGATCATCCCCAATTCCATGCTGGCCAGCTCTGCCGGTGGCGGGCAGAAGGTGGTGATCGAGAACCATGGCGCCAGCGTCCGGCAGACGCGCAGCAACGCTGGCGAGCTGCGCTTTGTCGTTGAGGCGGCCGTCTCCGAGGTCGATCGCCGCATCGCGAGTGGCTCCGGCTCGACGGCACGCGCCATGCGCAACCGCGGGGTTCCCATGGATCGGGCCCTGCCGCGTCGATCATGAGTCTGCCGCCGATCCTCGCGCCTTCATCCGCGCCAGTCTTCCTGGCGGACGGGCACCAGGTTTCCGAGCGCTCTCCGTTCGCGCGCGTTGGCTACGGCTCGGGCCACTCTCGCCTTCGCCGCGTGCGCACGACCACCGAGCGCATCGTGACCGTCGAGTGGTTCCTCGATGCTGGCGTGCTCGAGGAGATCGTGGAGTGGTACGAGGAGGTTCTGTACGCCGGCCAGGAGTCTTTCTCCGCTCGGGTAGCGAACCAGGACGGGTCCGGTCTGGTGTACTGGGCCGCGCGATGGGTTGCGTTCGAGTATGAGTTGCTCGAGCTCGGCCGCGCTCGGCTGTCGGGCTCCATCTACCTCTATGGCGAGCCAAGCGCCACCGCGCCGGAGACCGGCGAGTTTGCAGCCGAGGTCGGCATCGTGCTGAACAGCTCGGCGACTGCGACGATCCCGCTCGAGTTCGCGGTCGAGATGTCGATCGTGCTGAACTCACAGTCAGGTTCTCCGGACTTCGCCGCCGAGGCTGGCATCGCGCTCGAGAGCTCGGCGGTGGTCTACGAGACGTTGCTGGCCGCCGAGGCTGGCATCGCGCTCGATGGGACAGCAACCATGACCGTCGTGACCGGGGCCTGCTCTCCATACACGGTCCTGGGGGATACTTCGATCTCGATCAGCAGCGGCGGCGCCATCGTGCCGCTCGCCGACGCGGGCGAGAGTTTCGACGCATGTAGGGACCTCATATGAGCTCGACCGGCTACCAGATCCTCCGCAGCAGCGACGCCGGTGCGCCGGTTCTCAGTGGGCAGGCCGGCGCGCTGATCGGCGTGCTGGATGTCCTGCTGGACATCGGCGGCTCCGATGCCTTCTGGGCGAAGGAGTTCAGCGGCACCAACAAGGCCGTCTACCGCGCCGTCAACGGAGATCGCTACTACTTCCGCGTGGACGACTCGAATGCGCAGTACGCGCTGACGCGGGGCTACGCGACGATGTCAGACGTCGACACCGGAACGGGCGAGTTCCCGACCACCACCCAGCAGACGACCTGGGCCTGGCACAAGTCCAACACCGCCAACAGCACGGCGCGCACCTATCTCGGCATCGCGACCGATCGTTTCGTGCTCCTGCTCGTCAGCGGCGGCTGGTCTGGGAGCGGCCAGGACCTGTACTTCTTCGGCGAGCTGAAGAAGACGAACGCTGCCGACACCGGTGCCACCGTGCTGAAGGGCTATCCAGGCACGAGCATGGCAACCAGCGCCTTCGTCGTCGGCGCGAACAACACCGGCGTGGCTTTCAGCTGCGGCACGATCTACAACGCACCGAGCAACAACTCGGCGAACATGGTTGCGTTCGCCAAGTCTGCGGATGGCGCGACCGCGGCTGCTGCTGGCGCCTATACCGGGTCATCGCCGAGCGCGAACGTTTCCTTCGCTTCTTATGGCGAGATCGTCTGCTGCCCATGCTTCTGCGGCTCTGTGGTCACCGGAACCACCGGCAAGCCGCGAGGGACTGTGCCGTTCGTTTACTGGACGTTGAACTACTCGACCGACGCCAACCTGGCGGTCGGCGACACGTTCACCGACGGGGACGGCCGAACCTACCAGCTATGCTTCCCGAACGGTACGACCGCGGCGACGAACTCGACCCCGTTCGTCGCAATCATGACCTCCAACACCGAAACCGGGACGGTGTGACATGGCGGACAAGGGAACAGTCGGTGCGCGCGTGACCCAGCCGGGCCTCATCGTCGGGCCGCGGGACCGCCTTCGCTACGGCGCACTCACCATCAGCGGCACTGCGCGCCTGAACGAGATCGCAGCCCCGGCGGTGGTCTGGGTGTGCGGTTCGAGGGGGATCTTCCCGATGCAGGCGATCCAGGCAGCTGCAAACGGAGCGTTCACCGCCTACAACCTCGCGGCCGGCCGTTACATCCTGATCGTGCACGGCCAGCAGGACTACCTGCCCGGCGTGCACGCGGTCGATGTCTCATGAAGCTGCTGGTCGTCTCCTACCCCGATTCGCTTCCCTGCCCGCAGCGCGCGCGCGTGGAGCGAGTCGATCCGCGTCAGGTGAGTGATCAGAGCTACCCGCGTGAGGCACGGTCGATCTGGCTGGACCGACTGCACACCGAGCGTGTCGTGTTCCCTCCGATGAACGCGGCGCAGTTCTCCGCGTTTCGAGAGTGGTGGCGCGACGAGCTGGTGTTCGGCGGCTCCTGGTTCGTCGCCAGCTGGCCCAACATTGAGGCGGCCGACACCAAGGTCTACCGATTCCTGGATGCCCCGGTCTGGTCTTTCGTTGCCGGCGGCTTCTGGCAGATCTCGGCTCAGGTCGAGATCCGCGGGCTCGGACTCGACCCCATCCGACCGCCCGAGACCATCTCGCTGTTGCACCTGGACGGCAGCCTGCTGGATGCGGTTGGGGGGTCGTATCAGGACATCCCGGACAACCTCCTACCGCTTCCCTTCGTTTCGTCAAGCGCCGGCTTCGGTCAGCAGGGGTCGTTCAGCTACTCGCTCGGCGGGGTTGGACAGAGTGGAATCACTCGGGTCTATGCTGGCTCCGATCCGCTCATCGACACACCGGAATGGCAGATCGACGCGTTCCTGACTCTCACCGCGGGTTCGTTTGGCGCGCGCACTCTCGTGACCATCTCGCGGGACACGTCGACTCCCGTTCAGACGACCCTGGTCAGCGTGCAGGTCGGCTCCGGAAGCACCGACCTGCGCACGCTGGTCCGAACGGTCGGTTCTGGCATCGTGGAGATACCGGAGGTGTCGCTCGACTCTCGCGACCTGGTGGATGGGCAGCGCACCCATGTTCGGGTGACCTACCGCAATGGTGAAGTGCTGCAGTTCCACGACGGCGTGCCCGTCGCGCAGCTGTCCGGCGTGACGGTCGATACGGTCGTTGCGTCGACCACGTCCACCAGGATCTCCGTCGGATGCACGCCGTCTGGCGGCACCGCCGGTATCCCCGCGTTCAGCGCGAAAATGGCGGGCCGAATCGATGAGTTCAGGCTAGCCACCGAGGTGACCGACTCCGGCACTTTCGAGGTGCCGGACCGCCCCTTCACCCTTCCGATCTGAGGCGCCATGAGCAAGCTCACCAACTTCGCCGAGAACCTCATTGCGGACTTCATCCGCGGCCAAGGCCTTAGCCTGGCCACGGACTTCACGCTGGAGCTGCTGACGGCGGTGAGCGACAGCGCGCACACCAAGGTCACCGGCACGGACTACGCGCCCGTGACGGTTGCGCGCTCTCTCGCCGCCTGGGCGGGAACGCAAGGGGCCGGAACGACCCTGGCCAGCTCCGGCACTTCGCACCAGACCTCGAACAACGGCCTCGTGGACTTCGGCGCGGCAGGCGCTGGCGGTTGGTCGGGGCCGATCATCGCGGTCGGCCTGTTCTCAAGCACTAACCTGGTCTGCTGGGCGGAGATCGATGCGCGCACCGTGGCGGATGGCGAAGAGGTCAGCTTCGCCGCCGGCGCGATCGTCTTCACGCTGGGCCTGACCAGCGGCATGTCGGACTACTTCGCCAACAAGCTGATTGACCTGATCTTCCGCGCGCAGGCGTACAGCATGCCGGCCAACCTCTATGCGGCCTACACCACGACCGCGCCAACGAACGCGGGCGGCGGGACCGAGCCTTCGGTCGGCGGCTACGCGCGCGTGGCCGTCCCGTCAACGCTTTCCGGGTGGGGCCCGACTCAGGGCGATCTCTCGACGGATGCCAGCAGCGGGACTGGCGGTCGCATCGGAAACCGAGCGGCGATCATCTTCCCGGCGCCGAGCGCGGACCAGGGCACCGCCGGCTGGGCGAAGCTGATGGACGCCAGCACGTCCGGCAACTTGATGCTCTGGCGGGCCCTGGCCCAAGCCAAGAGCGTGCTGAGCAGCGGGCCGGCTCCGCGCTTCCCGATCGATGACTTCGGCATCACGATCGCCTGACCATGCCGGACATCGTTCGCCGAGGAGTCACCCTCACGGCCGCGCTGCAGGAGGCTGCTGCGATCGCGCCGATCGGCCGGGTCATGCTCTATGCGTACGAGCTCTGGCACCCGACGCTGGCCGAGCCGATCTACTTCGTCAACAGCCTGGAGCCGCTCACAGCGACCATCGAAGCCGGGGCGGCGCGCAACGCCTCGACCGAGGTGACCTTCGACGCGTGTCCGCTCAGCGCGTCTCGACCGGAGGAGTCCGACTCCGGCGACACGCCGAAGATGACTCTTTCGCGGCCGGACATCGCCGCGGCGATCAAGCAGCTGGTCGATGCCTCGAAGGGCTCGCTCGAGCCGTGGGTCCTGATCGAGCGCTTGTACGCCAGTGACGCGACGTCGGCTCCGGCGCTTCTGCCGCCGCTGGAGCTAGAGCTCACCTCGGTGGACTCCGCTGGCGGTGGTGCTCAGGTCGGCGCGCAGTTCAGGGATCCAGCGAACGTCGCCGTGCCGCGGCAGACATTCAAGAGGTCGGAATACCCCGGCCTGAAGAAGTGATGCACTGGGCCGCGCAGCTGGTCGGGTTGCCCTACCTCGAAGGTGCGCAGGGGCCGCACGCGTTCTCCTGCTGGGGCCTGGTCAGGCACGTCTTTCGCGGGCACTTCGGCATCGAGTTCCCGGATGTGGTCATCGCGGCCGAGCTCGAGTCGCCGCGCGATGATGGGCCCAACGTGCGAGCGATCAAGGCGGCTGCCCGCTGCTCGAGGATGGCTCCACGTGCCGCCGGCGCCGATCCTCAGCACGGCGACATCGTGCTGCTGCGCTCTCTCACCCGGCTGCACTGCGGCGTGGTGCTCCGCCTGAACGGCCGGCTCATGGTTCTACACTCGCACCACTCTGCGGGTGTCGTTCTGGACCACTGGCGGGACGCAATCGCGGGCATGTCAGTCGAACTCTGGGGGGCGCGTGAAAGCTGAAGCTCTGACCGGCTACGCCGCGGGCCCGCTGCAGGCGCTCCGGCCGCAGGACATGGTGCCGGCCACCATTGGGCGCACGATCGCCGATCACGCGCCGGCGCAGGTGGCGGGCCTGCTGGTGTGCCGAGTCAATGGCGAGTGGCTGCTGCGCGAGTCCTGGGCGTCACCGGTGCTGCCCGGCGACGTCATCGAATGGCACGAAGTGCCCCAGGACCGGGACGTTCTGCGCGGGGTCCTGAGCATCGCGGCGATCGCCCTGCTCGGTCCGTACGGGCTTGGCCTGCAGGGCGCTGCTCTCATCGCCGCGAACTTCGCCGCGCAGCTCGCGATCAACGCGCTCCTGCCGCCGGTGGGGCCAGAGGTAGCCCCGAGGCCTCAGCAGACCTCGCAGGCGTTCTCCACCAGCCTGTCGGGCAACGAGGCGAGACTCGACCAGCCGATCTGGAAAGTCTGCGGCCACCGGGAGATCACGCCGCCGTACGCAGCGCAGCCGTATCTCGAATACCTGCCGCGAGACGGCGAGGCCGACGAGAACCTGGATCGGGAGCAGTACTTCTACGCGCTGTTCTCCGTTGGCATCGGAGACCACGACGTCGTCGCCAAGATCGGCAACACGCCGCTCACGCGCTTCGCGGACATCGTGGTGGCCGACTACCTGCCGCCCGGAACGCAGCCCTCCCAGGTGCTGGCCAACGTGACGACGGCGGTTGAGGTGTCGGGGCAGGTGCTCGAGTCGGGCCGCTATTCGCCCGGTGTGGCAGCCTGCGCGCCCGGCCGCACGTGCGCTTCGATCGGCGTCGACGTCGCCGCGACGCGTGGCCTCGGCAAGACCGGCGCGCTGACCGTCACGTGGCGCGTTGAAACACGCGAGATCAACGACTTCGGTCAGGTCCTGTCGGCCTGGTCGACGGTGGCCAACGAATCCCGAACCGCCTTCACCGCCACGCCGCAGCGCTGGTCATCGACCTACGACCTGGCCACCGCCGCTCGCATCGAGGTTCGCGTCGTGCGCACCGACGTTCAGGACACCGATCCATCGGCCCTGCACGAGATCGCGTGGATCGGACTCCGGGCGTATCTCGCCGAGCCGGCGCCGCTGAACCCGGACGCGGCGCACTACGAGGTGGTGCTGCGCGCCAGCTCGCAGCTCTCGCAGCAGGCCAGCCGCGACGTGCGGCTGATCTGTCAGGCTCACGTGCGCAGCCTCAATTCCTCCCTGGTCTGGCAGGCCGCTGCGTTCTCCCGCAACTGGGTCTGGTGGTGCCTGGACTTGATCGTTTCGACCACTTGGGGCATGGGCTGGCCGGAGGACCGTGTCGACCTGCAGTCGTTCTACGACGAGGCCGTGAAAGCCGCGGCGCGCCAGGACCGCTTCGACTACGTGTTCGACCAGACGCTCAACGCGTGGGACGCCGCGCAGCTGATCGCCAGGGCGGGGCGGTGTCGTGTGTTCCGGCGCCAGGGCGTGATCTCCATCGCGCGCGACGAGGCAGCGGACTCGTGGGTCACCGCGTTCACGCATCGCAATTGCCAGGGCGGAATCTCGATCAGCACGAAGCTGCGTGACAGCAACTCTCCCGACGCGGTGATCGTGGAGTACCAGGACCGTCGAACCTGGGAATGGACCGAGATCCTCTGCCCGCTGCCTGGCGTCTCCGAGACGGATGTGGCCAATCCGGTCTACAAGCGCCTCGAGGGAATCATCGGGGCCTTTCATGCGGAGCGCGAGGGGCGGTACGAAGCGGCCAACCTGCTGTACCGGCCGTCGACCGTCAGCGCGCGCTCCGAGATGCAGGGGATGCTGCCGGCCTACCTCTCTCCGGTCAAGGTGGTGCCTGACATCGCCGGCTATGGGCAGGCCGGCGATGTCATCGACTGGGATCCGGCCACGCTCGTGATGACCTTGTCGGAGCGGCCGGACTTCTCCGCTGGTCCGCTGTACCTGACGCTGATCGATGACGAGGGCGTGCTGGCCGATCCGATCGCCGCCGGGCCTGGCCCAACGGTCAACGACGTAACGCTGGCCAGCGCGCCCACGTTCGTCCTGGTGCTAGACGACGGCTCGCGCGAAAGGCCCAAGTACCTACTGGGCACAGTCACCGGCGAGGCCGAACTGTGCAAGGTGACGGTCGTCCGCGACGGCGGCCTCGATGAAGACGGCGTGCAGATGTTCGAGCTGGTGGCGGTGATCGATGACGAGCGCGTGCACACCGCCGACAACGACCTCCTGCCCAGCCCGGACGATGACCAGGACCCCGTCGCGCTTCCAGACGACTCCGAGGATGTCGACGGCGTCGACGTGCTGGTGGTGCCTCGAATCACCGACCGCGATGTCTACGCGACCTCGACCGAGACCAGCTATTCCTCGGACCTCGTGGCGCGCGTGACCTTCCAGAACAACGGCAAGCTGCGGGTGTTCGCGGATGGCCAGTTCTCCGATGCCGACTTCTTTGCCAGCGGCGAGTGGAACCTGTACGGGGAAATCGAGACCACCGACGCGGCTCTCTACGACATTCGCGCGACGCTGCTGACGAGCTCGGATGGCGGAAGTCCGGTGACCTTCACCGGCACGGTCGGCTCCTGGCTGAACCTGGCCACCTCGCGCGTCTGGGAGCTGACCACCGGCTTCGTGGACGCGGGTACCACTCGCACCGCGATCCGGATCCTGCGCTTCGAGATCCGCGAGACCTCCACGGGCATCGTGCAGGACTCCGGCGTCATCGACATGCGGACGTTCGTGGATGCCTCGACCGGTGGATAATCCGCGCCACCGCAACCCTGGAGGCCTCGCATGACGATCTCTGCTCTGCTGGTGGGCCTGCTGGCCGGCGCCGCCTACGCCACCTGGCGGCTCAAGGGGTCCCTGTCCTGGCTCGAGGCGCTGCGGGCGCTCCACCCGCGCGCTCCGCGGCCCCATGGCGGTGCTGAAATGGCAGGGGGCGGCGGTGGCCCGCAGGAGCCGCTCTGAGGTCGCCTGTGTCCTGCTGCTGGTCCTGGCGGCGCGGCACTACGGGTACGACTTCTGGCCGGCAGAGCTGCGCGGCCTGGCGTCCAAGGCACTGGGGGCGCTCTCGCTCCTGACGCTGGTCTGGCTGGTGGTCAGCCTGACGCCGCGCTCGCCGGTCGTCACCGCGATCGCGCTCTGGTGGTCGGTCGAGGAGGCGCAGGTCGCGCTCTGCTCGTTCGCCTACATGCTCAAGCCGTGGCCCGTTGCCGTCGGGCAGTCCATCTGCAGCGCGCGCCTGGATCTCGACCTGGGCGCGATCGGGCTGGTGGTGGTCTTCTGGCTCTCCCTCCTGGTCTATCGGAGTCTCTATGGCCACGCCCCCCCCCCAAGGACCTGACCTCGACCTGTCGCTCTGGGCGGCCGCGCTGACCCTGGCGGGCTTCTACTGGGGCCCCAAGGCGGCGCAGTTCATCAGCGCCTATGCTCTGATCCTGCTGGGCTGGTTCGCCGGCCTGCTGATCGGGCTCTACCGCCGCGACAGCCGCTCGAGGATGCCCACCGCGGTCTACGTGATCGTCAGCCTCATCGGCTCCGTCAGCTTCACCGTGCCATTTGCGGTGGCGCTCGACGGCACCGCCGGCTTCGGCTACACCGCTCTCTTGCTGCCCGTCTCCCTGGCGATCGCAGCGCTTCCGGACAAGTGGCGGCAGGCCTTCGACAAGCTCATGGACGTTTGGCAGGCCGTGCGAGGAGTGAAGCAATGAACGCAGTTGATGTTCTTTCGGCGCTCTGGACGGTCGCGCTGTACCACCTGCCGGTGGTGATCAACGTGGCCATGGCCAGCTTCGTGTGCATCATGCTCGGATGCCGAGTGGCAAAGATGATGCGCGGGGTCACGTCGCTCTCGGTGTTCCTGCAGCACTCCGCTCTGGCGCTGGGCATGTTCGGGTCGATCCTGCTTTCCTTCTCGCATCACTCCGAGTGGGCTGCCGCGGCGATCAGCGCCGGCGTGCTGCTGTTCCTGCTGATGAGCCTGAAGCGTTGGAGGCTCGCGCCGCCGGCTGGAACCAACCGGCCGCACCCGCTCGACCCGTCCGACCTGCAGCACGCGGTCGGCGGCACCAGGAGCAAGCCGTGACCCGCGCTCGGTTCGTCCCACCCGACCCGAGCCTGCCCTGGCCGATCCCGCTGCCGGTTGTCCTGGTCATGGCCGAGGACGAGCAGGGGCCCGACGGCGGCTTCGCGGCGGAGGCCTACAGGTGCCCGGCCGGCGTCTGGACCATCGGCTGGGGCGAGACCGACGGCGTGCGGCCCGGCGATCGCTGCACGAAGGAGCAGGCCGATGCCTGGCTGCTCGAGGACCTGCAGGAGCGGGTGCGCGCGGTGCGCGACCTGTGCAAGGTCGAACCGTCGCCCAACGAGCTGGGCGCCATGGTCAGCCTGGCCTACAACATCGGCCTGGCCGGCTTCGCCAAGTCCACCGTGCTGCGCCAGCACAACGCCGGCAACCGGCAGGCCGCCGCTCGAGCGTTCGGACTCTGGAACAAGGCGCGCAACCCGCGCACCGGCGCGCTCGAGGTGCTGAACGGCCTCACGGCGCGCCGCGCGCGCGAGGCGGCGCTGTACCTGACGCCGGAGGTCGGCGTCGAACGCATGCCCCAAGCGGTGGAGGCCGAATCGAGCCTGGCGCGCTCTCCCATCGCGCAGGGCTCTGCCGTCACCATCGGCGCCGGCGCAGTCACCGCCGCGACGCAGCTGGCTCCCGTGCTGCAGGAGGTCACCGCGGCCGCCGACGGAGCCAAGGCGGCGCTCGAGCCGGTCCAGGGTGCGCTGGGTGCCATCCGCGGCCTGGTCGGCTCTGTGGCCGATTTCGTCGGCATTCCACCTGGTGGCCTGCTGGCCATCGCGCTGATCGCCGCCGGCTGGTGGATCCTGTCCAAGCGCCGCGAGCAGCGCTCGGAGGGCTGGTCGTGAAGATCAAGCAGGTCGTCTACTCCGACCCGACGATCACGCCGGCGTGGCGGCACTACTGCCCTGGGTGCAAGGCGATGCACGTGATCCCGACCGATGCGCGCGCGCAGCAGAACGGGCACAAGTGGTCGTTCAATGGCAACCTGGAGCGGCCGACGTTCCATCCGTCGGTGCACCTGGTGGGGCTCTGCCACTACTTCGTGGTCGACGGCCAGATCCGCTACTGCGGCGACTGCCAGCACGAGCTCGCGGGGAAGACGGTCGACCTGCCCGAGCTCGAGTCAATCGCGGAGGAGTCGGAGTGGGACTGATGCGCGGCCTGGCGGGGCTGGCCAGCGGCATGCCGATCTGGGTGTGGGTGCTGGGCGCGGCGCTTCTCTGGGGCGGCTGGCATCGCCACCAGGAGCGGACCGTGCGCGCGGACTTCGAGGCGGCGAAGGTGGCGGCGGCGGCCGAGCAAGCCGCCAGCGCTGCGGAGGCGGAGGCGGCGACGCTGCGCCGCGAGGCGGAGAAGAAGGGGGCGATCGATGAAGCCAGGAAGTCTGCGGCGCGTGCTCGCGCTGCTCTGCTCGAGCAGCAGTCTGCTGCTGGCGAGCTGCGTGACCGTCTCGCCGTTCTCGAGGCCCGGGCCTGTGGCGGCGATCCCGGATCTGGCGGAGGAGGCGAAGGAGCCACCGCGGCCCGCGAGCTGTCAGCCTACCTGCGCCGAAGGCTGGACGAAGCTGAAGCGGGAACTATCGAGTTTGCAGACGGTGCCGCCCGGGCCCGCGACGTCTGCGAGCGGCAGTACCGCGCGCTGAGGCCGGCGCCGTGACCGGCCGGGCCTAACGTCCGATCCACCGGACGCTACGCGCCGGTGATCTCCTGGTTAGCGCGCAGCCTCATGCCAGCGCCAATACTTCCTGCGCGATCCGCTGTTCAGCGATTCGGCAGTATTCCGGGTTCACCTCCAGCCCGATGAACTGGCGGCCCAGCGTCTTCGCAGCCTTGGCTGTCGTGCCGCTGCCGCTGAACGGATCTAGCACCAAGTCGCCGGGGTTCGTCCAGGTTGCAACGTGGTCGCGCGCCAAGTCGAAGGGAAACACCGCAGGGTGCCCCGTCGAAACCTCGCCGCCCGCAGCGCCAACGAGGTACTCCCACACGTTGTCTCGCACCTTCTCGTCTGCGGGTTCGGCGTCAAGCCCTGGCTTCTGCTTCCCATCCTTGGTCAGCCTGCCGCCCGCCTTCCAGTCGCTGTTGCGTTCAGCCGTCAGGCGGTTCACCGTCTTGGGTTTGCCGTTGCTCAGCACCAGCATGTATTCCCACGCCTGCCAATACGCAAGGTTGCTGCCCTTTGCGCCAGTGCCACGCATGCGGTAAACCATCGTGTCGTGCAGGTTCAAGCCCAGCCGCTTGAAGTGCAGCGCCTGCTCCATGCTGCTGCCGGTTTCGCTGCCGTCCTTTGTGGCATCGCCCACCACCCACACGATCACACCGCCAGGCTTCAGCACGCGCTTCAGGTGCCACGCCACGCCGAAGAAGTCCCAGCTATGCCCGCCGTAGGTGCGCAGGTCGTCATAGGGCGGGCTCGTCACCACCAGGTCAACGCTCTCGCGCGGCATCTGGCCCAGCAAGTCGCAGTTGTCGCCGCAGTGAATTCGGTTCAGTTCAAGCATCGTCGCGTTTCTCCACCAGCGCGCTAACACGCTGGTCAACCGGACCAGCCAAAGGCTGGCCGGTTACCAGCACGTTATGCAGCGGGTTGCCCCGCATGTCTGTCTCGAACTCGCGGCCCCACGTCCAGCCGTTGCTGTCGCAGAGCAGGCAGAGGTCTTCTTCCTCAACCGGGCTGCCGTCCATGACGTAGTGCCCCTGCCCGAAGCAGGTTTCGCAGCGCACCTTGGGCTGCCACACTAGGCGCGGACCTTCGTCATAGCGGCGAATCTCCAGGCACTCGCACTCGTCGTGCAGCGGCTCTCCGTCATCGTCAACCGGCCACACCCAGAGCATCCCGTCGTTGATGAGTTGCACCTCGAACTGGTCAAGCAGTTCCTTGCCTCCGTTCAGGCCAATCCATTTCGCGTACTCGCGCAGCTCGGAGCCCCAGTCCAGCATCTGAGTGGTTCCAGCGCTCTTGCCGCCAGCCTCCACCACCCCGCGAAACGGGTTCACCATCGTGCGGTCAATCACCAAGTACTTCACCGTCTGTGCCTCCGTTGTGGGCCGCTGCATAACACTTCGCTCGAGGTCGGGACCGCCTCCGGCGTCCCCTCAGCTCAAACGTTAGGCCCCACCCGCGCGCAGCCGCTTGAAGTGCTCGGCCACCTCGGCGCCGGTCAGGATCACCGCGCTCGGCGGCGCCAGCATCTGGCGCAGCTCGCGCACCTCGGCGCTCAGTTCGGCAAGGCGAGCGGCCATCACGCCCTCGCTTTGCGTCATCGCGTATCCGGCGCCCATGATCGCGCCGCGGCGCTGCGGCATCTGTTCCAGCAGTTCGCGCGGGATCGTGCTTTGTTGGCCTGCGGCCATCTGTTCAGGTGTCGGCATTCCATCTTCCTTTCTTCGGCCACCAGGCCTAACAGTGCGTTCGAGCGGACGGCCCTCGGCCGTCCTTGGTTGTGGAAACGTCAAGCGGGGCCGCCGCTCAACGCTGCGTTGGGCGTCTTGCTGTCTGGCACGCAAGCGCACCCGCGCGGGTTCGCGCATAGGCTCGGTTCGCCCAGGCAC